ATGAAGAAACAAAAATTACGCGTAGCTATAGCGCAAATAAACTGCGTTGTAGGCGATCTTAATGGCAACAGCGAAAAAATATGCCGGTTTGTTAAAGATGCGAAGCGGATCGGCGCTGATATTGTAGCATTTCCAGAGCTTGCCATAACCGGATATCCGCCTGAAGACCTTTTGATTAAGCCGAAATTTATTAAAGATAATATAAAAGCGCTTAAACGCGCGGCTGATTGTGTTGACGAAAATATTGTTGCGATTATAGGCTTTGTAGACGCGAAAGCCGATAAAATTTATAATGCGGCTGCCGTTATATATAAAAAGAGGATAGTAGGAATATACCATAAGATGCTTTTGCCTAATTATGGCGTTTTTGATGAACAGCGCTATTTTAAAACAGGAAGCGATCTTGTTATGTTTAGGTTTGGTGATATAATTTTTGGCGTAGATGTATGCGAAGATATATGGCATAAAGAAGGCCCTGCCAGGCTTCAGGCCGCGTGCGGAGCAGGGCTTATTATAAATATCAATTCCTCCCCTTATTATGCCGGTAAAGTTAAGGTAAGAGAAAATATACTCAAGGCGCAGGCAAAAGCAAATAATGTTTCTATTGTTTACGCAAACCTGGTAGGCGGCCAGGATGAGCTTGTTTTTGACGGCCAAAGCATGATAGTTGCAAACAGCGGAAAGGTTTTAAACCGCGGCAGCGCATTCACCGAAGATTTGATAGTTACGGATTTGGATGTATTGGTGAAAAAAGCAAAACCACGGATAAGGCTTATTAAAATTGCGGATAAATTTGTTCCAACAGAAAAACCTGCGCTTAACATGAGAAGAGTAACAGCGCCGGGGCCTGTTGAAGAAATTTACCAGGCATTGATGTTGGGCCTGAAGGATTATGTAAATAAAAATGGATTCAAAAAAGTAGCCATTGGCATAAGCGGCGGGATTGATTCAGGCCTCGTGGCTGTTTTAGCCGTTGATGCATTAGGTAAAGAGAATGTTTGCGGGGTATTTATGCCGTCGCGTTATTCTTCGCTTGACTCAAGAGAAGACTCCGAGTTGCTAGCACAGAATTTAGGCATAAAACTTATGAATATTTCCATAGAAGATGTTTATAAAATATATTTAGAGGCGCTTAAGCCGTGTTTCGCGGGGGCTGAAGAAAATATAGCTGAGGAAAATTTGCAGGCGCGCATAAGAGGCAATATGCTTATGGCGTTGTCCAATAAATTTGGCTGGCTTATTCTTACAACAGGAAATAAATCAGAGATGAGCACCGGATATGCCACTCTTTACGGAGATATGGCAGGCGGTTTTGCGGTTATAAAAGATGTGCCTAAGACATTGGTTTATAAATTAGCGAAATATAGAAACATAAAAGGCATCGTGATTCCTGAGCGCATGATTACAAAAGAGCCGACAGCGGAATTAAAGCATAATCAGAAAGACTCAGACAGTTTGCCTGTTTACGAAATTCTTGACCCTGTACTTAAGGCATATGTTGAATTAGATAAGGATTTAAATAGTATAGTTTCAATGGGATTTGATAAACAAACCGTTGCCAAAGTGTTAAGCTTAGTAGACAAAAGCGAATATAAACGCAGACAGTCTCCGCCAGGAATAAAGATTACGCCAAAGGCATTTGGCAAGGATAGGCGCATGCCTATTACAAATAAATATATCAATAGCTCAAGTTAGAAAAAATATGGCAATTCGGAAGGTTGGCAGAGTGGTCGAATGCGCACGCCTCGAAAGCGTGTGAGCCTGAAAGGGTTCCGAAGGTTCAAATCCTTCACCTTCCGCCATACTTTGCCGCCAGATTGAAATAGCTTGCGGCAAAGTATGATCCTGTTTTTCCAGTTATCACGAGTATAAAAACAGGACCTGTGAGCATAGGTTTAATAATTGTGTGATATTTGATAATTTGAAGTGGAGTCATAAGGTACTGTTTTGCTGCTGGAGATAGCTTGCAAAACAGTATCGATTTTTCCAGTAAAAATATTCTAATAGAAAAATCGGAGAGGTCGCATAGTCCGGCTTAGTGCGCGCGCTTGGAAAGCGCGTAACCTCAAAAGGGTTCCAGGGTTCGAATCCCTGCCTCTCCGCCATTGTTGACGCTCAGGCGAACCCTGTTCATTGCTGGTAACAGCAACGGGCAGGGTTTCCTGTTTTTTAGGGTCAATTTGGCAGGTTAGTTCCTCGAACGGTTCCCCGATGTACATCCGCATTATTACGTGGTCATCATGGACGTCTATGGCTTTAATTAGGGCTTTTAGCAGGGTTATCTGAGCCTCGGCAGGGGCTTTGTCCAGATGTGCCATGGCAAACCGCAGGTTTGAATACAAATACTCGCTGGAGTGGATCGACATGTCAGCGGCCCTTCGGCGCGCTACCGCTTTAGACAATTTATCTTCCAATATGGTAACTTCCTTTTCAAGCGCGTCCATTTTGTCTGAGTAGGTGACGCCTTTTGAGATCACTTTTTCGATGGCAAGGTTTAATAGTTTAGTCGCCGCTTTTTTGGCTACATCGAGCTTCTTTTGCAGGGTTTTGACTTCTTTGTCGTAGATGTCCAGCTTGGTCGCATTGTCTTTGATCGCATTTCCCATCGCCTTCACGATGATTTCCTGATCCTTTGACGCCCGCCTAAAGAAGGCAATCACCGCTTCATCAAACGCCGTAGCGGATATCCGCTTGGTGTCACACCCAAGTCTTTGTCTCGCCCGGCTACATTCATAATAATAAAAAATGTTTCCATTATGGCTATGAGCTATGGTGCAGACGAGGCTACTCCCGCATTTTCCGCATCGCAATAATCCCTTCAAACGGTTGTTATAATCCTTGGCTATTTTCTTGAATCTGTGACCGGGCAGGTTCGCCGTGATCACCCGGTTCGCTTTATCCCAGAGTTCATCATCAACAATTGCTTGGTGTGTGCCTTTGTGCAGTTCTCCGGAGTAGGAGATTGTGCCTTTATAGAACGGATTCTTTAAGATTTTGGCTACGGTTTGTTTTCGCCACAGCATTTTCTTTGCGGTCGGCACTTCGTTTTGTATGAGGGTGTGTCCGATTTCGCTCAAGCTTTTATTCTCAGCGGCCAGCTCAAAAATGCGCCTTATGTGCGGCGCGATTGTTTCATCGATTTCATTCTTATGCGGCTGTCTGCCGTTTGGAAGTGGCTCGCCGTCTTTGACTTGCTTATAGCCAAATGGCGGTTTTCCGGCAACCCATTTACCTTGCCTTGCCCGGGCGATCTGGGAGGCTTTGACACGTTCGCCGGTTAGTTCACGCTCGAAAGCGGAGAGCAGACCGATGATGCCGATAACAACCCGGCCGATGGCGGTTGAGCTGTCAAGATTCTCACGGACGGATAAGAAGGCAACTTCTTTGGCATTGAAAATATCAATCATGCTGTAAAGGTCACGGGGGTTGCGGGTGAGGCGGTCGAGGCGGAAGAAGATAATGCCATCAAAGGACTTCGTTTTTTGAATGTCTTTGAGTATGGCTTGGATGCCGGGACGATTCAGGTCTTTTCCGGAATAGCCGTCGTCGTTAATTACACCGTTATCACCGAAGCTTGCTAGTTCGTAACCGAAGGCATCCATCATGTTTTTGCAGTGATGGGCCTGCGCGTCAAGTGTCGTGTAGTCGCCTTGCGCCTGATCATCGGTAGAACATCGGGTATAAATGACGAATCGTTTTCTTTTCTTGTCTTGAACTATTGGTGCGATCATTGTTCTCCTTTCTTATCTGCTTTACAACAACCCCTATAACAACCCCTCGGACAAGTCAAGCTATATTGACCCCGCCAGTCGTTTGTTCGGCCTAATTGTATATTCCGGTTTTCTTGAGTTTTTGTCGGAATATTTCCGACACTTTTCGGGACTTTCCGGAATGTACGCCCTAGAGGTGAAAACCAAATGGGCAAGCCGTTAGTTAGTCAATTTCAAAAACGCTTTAGAGATCGGATCACTGTGGTCTACGCGGACAAGCCCCGCACCGCTGTTGAACAACAAGTGCAAGGGGAGACTTTGGCAAAAGCCGTTACGCAGGTGATTACAGGGATCCTTAAGCGTGAACCCACGCAGGAGGAGTTGCTCGGGATTGTTGATATATCCGAAGTGACTTCTCGTCGGAAAACCTAAATCACGGAGCCCTCCGTGATTTTGTGAGGGGGTTAAAAGGGCTATCCTTTAGTTGAGCTCATTTGAGACACCGCAAAAAAAAGAAAGCGGAGGTGTCTCATGATGAGTCCAAGGTACGAAGGTTTGTTTGAAGATTGGGAAATCGGAGTAGCAAAGAAAGTAATTGAGCGGTTCAGAAGGCAGTGGAAATGTTTAGAGCTGGAAGGGTTTGATGATCTCTTGCAGGAGTGCCTTACTGACTGGCACTTCTCAAAGGATGATTACAATCCTTCGGCCGGAGCAAATGTTCGGACGTTTATGTCCCGGGTTGTGGAGCATAAACTTCAGCACCTTGTTGAAAAATTTACCGCAGGAAAACGTAAGGCTGGGATTGATAACGTTTCATTAGACCAGCCGATCTCTGATGAAGAAGACGCGCCTACCTATTTAGACCGGCTTTCAGAAGATGAAAGCCAGACCTCAAATCTGCATATCAGCGCAGAACTCAAAATTGATATTTCCCGAACGATCGAAAAGCTAACGCCGCAACAGCGTGAGCTTTGCCGCCTTTTGGCTGAGGAAGGCTTGAGCATTAAAGAAGCCAGTGAAGTGCTCAATAAGCCTCGCGGCACTCTCTACGAAGACATCAAGCGCATCAAGGCCATATTCCAGAAAGCGAACCTCAATGAATATCTCGATTAAAAAAAGTTCCGACACTTTTCGGGACTTTCCGGAATGTACGCAGTGAGGAGAAAAAAGATGACTGAGGTTTGCAGGTTCAAGTTCAAGGAAGGCATCAGCAAGGCAATGATCGAGGAGCAGGTTGCTATGGCGATCATCACAGCCGAATGCACGTTCGGTCAAGCCAGAGTACGGCTTCATGCCAGCTATGCGGCTTCTGACGGCAAAGCAGTCATCGATGTGGCGAGCGATGTCGGTGAGCAGATCGCACAAGTTTTTACAGGGTTAATGATTCGCAAGATCGGGGAAGAAAATTTCACCGTAGAGCGGATCAGAAAAAAGGAAGACGTATGAAAGTCGATCGTGGACTCAAGAAACTTTATAAGGGCCTCAGCTGGTACAACCGCCGCAAGTTGACCGAAGCGAATCGTCCGTGCGGTAAGCAGAAAAGGAAGGCGGGCGATGGAAAGTCTTTATAAACACCAGCGTATGGCGGTTGATTTCGCCGTTGGGAATCAGGGCTGTTCCGCTCTGTTTCATGATCCCGGGTTAGGCAAGACGCGGACATGCCTTGAGATATTCAGCCATTACCGCGCGTATCAGCCGAACCTCAGGCTATTTGTGGTGTGTCCGTTGTCGCTGGTCAATGCCGCGTGGGGTGAGGATATAAAGAGGTTCACGAGTTTCAGCTACGCGCCTTTCAAGGAATTAAAGGATAAGGTTCCGGACATAGTTGTCATTAACTATGAGGCGTTGATTTCAAAACGCTACCTACCAGCGGTTGAGCGGCTTATTCGGACGCACAACTTCATGTGTGTATTGGATGAGAGTTCGCGGCTTAAGAACAACAAGAGCATTACCACAAAGACGCTTCTCGAACTCGCGGATGATTTCAGGTATCGGATTGTCGCTTCTGGTACGCCTATGCCGAACAGCGAGCTTGAGCTATGGGGGCAGGTGCGATTTATCCAGCCGGATGTTTTGCCTACGTCGTTTTACGCATTCCGCAATATCTACTTCCACCTTGAGCGTTATGGGCAGGTCATGCATTTGGCTGGGCAGTACGTAAGCCGCGATCAGATGCGGGAGTATCTCAGTTCGGGTTGGAAATACGTTATTTCGTCCGAGAACCGGCGCAGGTTAATGGAGGAGATCAAGCCATTCACCAACTGGGTCAAGAAAGAGGAAGCGTTGGATCTGCCCGAGAAGATTGATGAGGTGCGGGAGGTCGAGCTTAACGCCAAAGAGCAAAAAGCATACGACGAGATGCGTGACTTCTTAATCACCGAGATTGAAGGCGAGGAGATCACCGCGCAGGTCGCCTTGGCAAAACTAATGAAACTTCGTCAGGCGACGGCGGGATTTTTTTACTCCGAAACCGGCGCAGCCGTGGAAATCGGACATGCGACGAAACTCAAAGAGCTTGAGGAAATCTTGGAGGATCTCGGGCCCCAGCCGGTCATCATCTGGGTTCAATTCCATCACGAGGTCAGAGTTATAGAAAAAATGATCGCCGCGAAGTACGGCGCAGATCAGGTGGCGACGCTTTATTCGGAGACCAAAGACAAAGAAGGTTCGATCAATCGTTTTAAGAATAGTCAGGTTCGTTATCTGATCGCGCATCCTAAGTCCGCGGGTCATGGGCTCACCTTCGTCAACTGCAGTGTCATGGTTTTTTACAGTCTTGATTATTCCTACGAGTCACACGCTCAGGCGAGAGATCGCATTCACCGGATTGGCCAGAAGAAAAGCTGTCTTTATCTCTACATCGTAGCGCGGGACACAATCGACGAAGAACTTGTGAAAGTTTTGCAGAAGAAAAAAGGTCTGCAGGAGGCGGTCTATGCCCTTGTCAGAGACAAAGCTAAAAAACAAGGTCATTCAATTCATAAGAAGGCAATACCCGGACACGTGGCTTTATAAAGCGGCGGATCGCTTTACGTCAGGCATTCCGGATTTGCTTCTATGCAAGAAAGGAAGGTTTTATGCGATTGAGCTTAAAGTCGGTTCTAACGATACTTTTCCCATTCAAGAGTTTGTTATGCGGGAGATCAAAAAAGCAGGCGGGCGCGCATGCGTCTGCAGAAGTGTTGAAGAAGTCAGAAACTTTATCGGGAAAGGAGGTGGGAACAATGTTGAAAATCGGAGACAAGATCACAGTGCCAGTCAAGATCGTCCAGATCATTCTGGATGAAGGCGGCGTGCATTACGTGGTCGTGCCTGTTAAAGGCGCAAGCTACAACACAATGAAGATCACCGAAAAAGACTTTGTCGAATAAGGAGGACGCAATGAATAAAGCAACAGAGAGGGACTTGGTCTTGCAGTTCAAATGCGCCAAGGAAAAGCGTGAGGCTCTTAAAGAGGAGCTGAAGCAGGCGCAGGAGGAATACGAAAAGACCGAGTTTGCTGTAATCGAGTATCTGGAATCGAATTCGGCGGTATCAACGGCCAACTATGAAGGCTTGGGATACGCACAGATTCAAAAGCCGAGGCTCTATGCGAGTTGCAAAGAAGAGAACCTTCAGGAGTTGTTTGATTTCCTCAAAGATCATGGCAGGGAGGATTTGATTAAGACGATAGTCTTGCCTCAGAGCCTTTCGAGCTTCACGAGCGAATGCATAGAAAACGGCGATGAGATTCCAGAGTGTATCAGTTACTACCTAAAACCATCACTAAGGCTTTACTCGTAAAGGAGGCATGACATGTCACAGGAAATAGCAAAAGTTCAAAGCGGCGCATTGATGCAGGCGGAAGGCGTTCAAAGAGGTTTCGAGGGCGGAGTGGATCGTGAGGATCTCATTATTCCTCGCGCGAAACTGATCCAGGCGTTGTCACCTGAATTAACGGAAGGACTCGAAGGTGTCAAAGTGGGGTCGGTTATTAATTCGCTCACCAAAGAGGTATTACCGCAGGAGTTTATTCCGATCTTCACGTTTAAGAATTACATCCGGTTTAATCCACGCAGTAAGGATGACCCGAATTTTGACTCGGAGTTCGCCCCGGGCGCGGTCATCTGGAAGTCAACGGATCCGCTGGACCCGAAAGTTAAAGCCGAGGCGAGGTTCGGGCCTAATGGGGAGAAGCCGGTTGCGACCACGTTCATTAACTTCTTCTCGTACTTTCCGGGCGTTCCTATGCCGATCATCGTGAGTTTCTCAAAGACAAGTTACAGGGCGGGAAAGAATCTGTTGTCGCTGGCGAAGTTTCGCGGAGGCGATATGTTCTCGCGCAAATACAAGCTGGTGTCGCAGATGGAAACGAACGACATCGCGACCTATGCGGTATTCAAGGTTGCGCCGGTCGGTGACGCGCTGGCCGAGGAGTATGCGGTTTGTGAGCGGTTGTGGAATGACTTCGCATCGAAGGTGGATGCAATTCAGGTTCACGAGGAGGATGCACAGGAAGATGTCGCGGAAAAAAGACCGTATTGATAACCGAAGGGGGCGGTGTAATGCCGCCCCCTTTTCAAATAGATTTGAGGTCAACGAATGCTTGAACAGGCTTTATTTTATGCTAGACGAGGATGGTCGGTATTCCCATGCAAAAACAAGATTCCTTTAACGCCACGCGGATTTAAGGACGCATCAGCCGATGAAGCGGTTATCAGGCAGTTATTCAACGGCCATAACGGCGCGAATATCGCTATCGCAACCGGCAAAGTGTCAGGGATATTTGTTGTCGATATTGACGTTAAGAACGGCGCGACAGGCGATGAATCATTAAAGGATCTTGAACGCGAGTTTGGGGAGATACCGCATACCGTAGAAGCCCTCACGTGGAGCGGCGGAAGGCATATTTTCTTTCGCTATCCCGAGAACGGTGTTGGGTGTAAGACAGGCGTTCGCCCGGGTATCGATATCCGTGGTGACGGTGGTTATGTAATTGCGCCACCCAGCGTTATTGAGGACAGGTCATACGAATGGGAGGCGGCGCATCATCCTGATGAGACGATGATCGCTGAAGCCCCTGAGTGGTTGGTTGAGCTTTTAAGTGAGAAACAGCCGGTTGTCGACCTGTCCGATAAGGGCGCGAAGATCACCGAGAACCGCAACAATTCGCTCATGCTCATGGGTGTGAAGTTGCGCAAGATGGGAATCGATCACCCGCAGATCGAGATGATGCTTCATTCGATAAACGACAGCCGTTGCTTGCCGCCCCTGCCTAAGAAGGAAGTTTCAACGATCGCCGCGAGTGTTTCGCGTTACAGCACTGAAGATGAGGATAAAACTAAGGCGCAGGCGAAAGAACCGTTTACGGATGTTTGGAACGCTGGTTTGTTTTTGGAGAAGTATGGCGACAGCATTAAATATTGCGATTCCCTTGGCGGGTGGTTTATTTGGGATGGTACGAGGTGGGAACGTGATGAGAAATTCCAGATTTTAAAGCTGGCAAAAAACACCGCTAAGCAGATGTATCAGATGGCCAAGGTCGCGAACGACAAGTTTTTATTTAAGCATGCGGTAAGAAGCGAATCGGAAGCGCGGCTTAAAGCGATGATCAGCCTCGTGCGAAGCGAAGGTGTTGCCGCGACAAGCGAAGATTTCGACAAAGATTTGTTTTTGCTTAACTGCAAGAACGGCACGCTGAGCCTTGAAACTGGCGAGCTTAAACCGCACAGCAAAGATGATTACATTTCGCGTCGTGTCGAGCTTGGGTATCACAAAGACGCGGAGTGTCAGGAGTGGCGGCGTTTCTTGATGACGATATTTCAGGGCGACATGCAGTTGATTGATTTTATGCAGAAGGCAGTGGGATATTCACTGTCCGGATCAACAAAAGAGCAGTGCGTCTTTATTCTTTATGGCGTGGGCATGAACGGCAAGTCCACGTTCTTAAAACATATTTTTAGGATTCTCGGCGATTACGCAATCAACACGCCAGCAACGACCTTGATGGAGAAGTACAACGATTCCATTCCGAATGATGTGGCGCGGCTTAAAGGCACGCGTTTTGTTACCGCTCTTGAGGCAGGGAAATCGAAGTCTTTAGCTGAGGCGCAAATCAAGCAGTTGACTGGTGATGATCCGATATCGGCGCGGTATCTGCATAGAGAGTATTTTGATTTCTTCGCCACGTTCAAGATTTTCTTCGCAACAAATCATAAGCCCAATATTTCAGGAACGGACAAAGGCATTTGGCGGCGCATTGTCACCATTCCGTTTGAGCGCGTCATTCAACCCAATGAACGTGATCCCAAGCTGGATGAGAAGCTGTCGGCTGAATATGAGGGCATTCTGAATTGGGCTGTTGAAGGCTTTCAGGCTTGGCAGAAGCAGGGTTTAGGCAGACCGGACAAGGTTGTGGCGGCTACGAATGAGTATCAAGAGGAATCGGATCTGATCGGCAATTACATTGAGGAACGATGTGTGTTAGGGCAGGAGTGCAAGGTTCAGTCAGGTGTCATTCTCAAAGATATTCAGCAATGGGCAAAGGATATTGGCCTTCGTTATATCAACCGCAATGAGTTTATCGATTATATGAAGAAGCGCGGGTTTGTGAAGGAAAGGATCACTCATGGCGGAGACAAAGGCAATCTTTACTGGTTTGGGGTGGGGTTAAAGGCAGGCGAGAATCAGATGAGCGCCGATTTTAACGAGCCAAGGCCGTTTTGAGTGAAAGAAGTGAAGGAAAAGTGAAGATATTTTATCGAAGTTTCACCGCGTAAATGCTTATCAAACAAGCAGTTGGGTAGGCAGTGAAGGAAGTGAAAGAAGTTTTTCTCTTTATATAAAGACTAAAAAATAAAAAAATAAATAAATTATATATGAGCATAAACAGAAACAATCTTCACTATCTTCACTCGGACGAAGCAGTGCGCTTCGATAAGTACAAAGCATTGTACAAGAGGTTCATCGATGGCACGAGGTGGATCAACGACAAGATGGCAGAAGGCATTAATGCAGATCAGGACAAGGAAGACTTCAATCGTTTAGTTGTTGAGCCTATGGACGCTATGTGGGCTGGGTTCATGGATGAGGAGAAGGACTATTGGATTAAGGTCAACGATGCAGTACGAATCTTTAACGGAAGGATAGTGTGATGGAGAAGGTATTCCCTTTGGTTTTGATCGTGCTCGATCTCTTAGCGGCATGTGTCTATGGATGGCAGGGCGACGTGCGTCATGCAGTCTATTGGCTGAGTGCGGGGGTGTTGACTGTATGCGTGACGTTTTGATTTTACGGGTCCTTGGAAGGGGGTGTCGGCTGCGGGTCAGGCGAGGCGACCGCCTTCAGTGATATTAGATTTTAAAAATGTCGTGTCGTGGTCGTAAAGGGCATTTTATGGGTAAGGGTTGGGAAACGCTCGGAAAGGCGTCCCCCGTCGTTAAAACAGGGCAAGAACAGGTCAAAAAGGGAGGTATGTCGATGGCAAATATCAATGTAAAACCGGACATTTGTGATGTCCGAATGTCCGATATAAGACCGGCACCTTATAACCCAAGGGAGATATCCCCGGAATCGTTGGCTGGGTTGCGGCAGTCGCTTGAAAAGTTCGGAATGGTTGATCTTCTTGTGATTAATAAACGCAACATGCATATCATTTCAGGACACCAGCGGTTCAAGATTTTGCAGGAGGAGGGTGTTGAGAGCGTTGAGGCGATTATGGTCGATGTGGATGAAGTAACTGAAATGGCCATGAACGTCACGCTTAATTCGCAGGAGGTCACTGGTCGGTGGACAGCGGCTTTGATTCCGTTATTGGAGAAGTTAAGGACAGAAGACGCCGGAGGGTATATTGACCTTCGTATGAAAGAGCTACGCCAGCAGGTAGCGGATTTGGAAATTGAGAACATGGGCGATGGAAAGACCTTGCCGGATGATATTCCTGAACCACCTAAAGAGGCAATCACAAAAAAAGGTGATTTATGGATCTTGGGTGAGCACCGGCTTCTTTGCGGCGATAGCACTATCGATGAGGATGTGTCGCGGCTCATGGATGGCCAGAAGGCCGCTTTGTGGGCTACGGATCCGCCATATTGCGTTGACTATACCGGAGCGAATCGTCCGAACGGCGGGAGGGATTGGTCGAACGTTTACCACGAAATTGATATCCCTGATGCGGTGGATTTCATGCGCAAGTTTCTTACTGTGGGGCTTAAGCACATTCAGGAAAAGACGGCTTTGTATATGTGGCACGCTTCGAAGCGAAAGTCGGACATCGAGGGCGTGTGCAAAGAGCTGGGTATTCTTATCCATCAGGAAATCGTTTGGGTTAAACCGTGCGTGATTCTGACCTTTTCATTTTATTCGTGGCGGCATGAGCCGTGCCTTTTGATGTGGGTTAAAGGGCATAAGCCGGACTATAAACCAAAGAATAAATCTATCGGCAGTGTGTGGACTGTGGGTTTCTTGAGGTCAGGCGATCCGACTACTCCTGAATATCACACTGATGTTTGGGAACTTGATTGGGAAGGCAAGAAGCGCAATTCCGGACTGGATCATCCTACTGTTAAGCCGACCGAGGTTTTCGCGATTCCTATGCGGGTGCATACGACCCCGGGTGATATTTGTTATGAACCGTTTAGCGGATCTGGATCGCAGATTATCGCGGGTGAGCGTTTGAATAGGCGCGTGTTTGCAATGGAGTTAGAGCCAGTCTTTTGTGATGTGGCGGTGCGGCGTTGGGAAGAATTCACTGGGAAGAAGGCAATCTTAAATGGCTGATCAGAAACAAAGCTTGGCTGATATCGCGCGGAAGAAGCGGCACCTGCATTTGATCGAAAAAATGCATGGCGGCGCGCCGTTGACTAAGCCCGAGATTGCAGAACTTGAACTATTCGAGGCAGAGCCGCTTGCGCCGACAGTTGTAAAAACGATTGAGGAGGTTGCCAAGGTGATGGACGTGTCGTATCGCACTGTCCAGCGTTGGAAGCAGGATGGCATGCCAACGACCAAAGACGGATTCTATGACCTTGATGAGATTAAGGTGTGGCATACATCGCGGAATGAGGATGGCTCAAGTGAATTTAAAGAACGCAAGGAATACTGGGAAGATAAAATTCTTGAGTATAAAGCGACGAGGCTAGAGCTGGAATTGAAAAAAGCGACTGCCGAGGTTGTTTCGAGGGAGGAAGTTGAAAAAGGTCAAATTGCTCGGATCATCATGGTGAAGCGTGAGTTTTTGGCATTGCCGAGAATTATGGCGCCTAAACTTGCAATGCGGGAACCGCGCGAAATTGAAGCCGAACTTTATGAAACGATAAGTGGAATCATAGATGATTTCTCAGGAGTGAAAGATGCTGTTGAAAACGGAAAAGAAAATGCTGAGCCAGTCGGAACGTCAGGCATGGATGAGGCCGCTTCCGATAACGGTGAGCCAGTGGGCGGATCAGTATCGGATTCTTAATACGATCACATCTGCAGAGCCGGGGCGGTGGAAGACAGGCCGGACGCCGTACTTAAAAGGTGTCATGGATGCTTTCACGGATCCACTGGTTGAAGAAATTACTGTTATGGCGGCTTCGCAGGTTGGCAAGACCGAGGGCATGTATAACATGCTTGGGTACCTCATTGATCAGGATCCGGGCCCTACGCTGATGGTTCTGCCGCGTGAAAGCGACGCAAAGAGCGTTTCCTATAACCGCGTTCTTCCAATGATTGAGGGTGCCGGTGTTTTAAGATCGCACATCAATGAACTATCCGATGATATCACAAAGCTCGAATATCATTTAGACCGTATGATCCTTTATTTCGCCGGATCGAACAGTCCGGCAGATTTGGCGTCACGGCCGATCCGTTATTTGTTTTTAGATGAAGTTGACAAATATCCGAGATTCTCAGGGCGCGAGGCTGACCCGATTAAGCTGGCATCTGAGCGGCAGAAGACTTTTTGGAATAAAAAGACAGTTAAGGTTTCGACGCCAACAACCCGGGATGGATATATCTTCCGTGAATATGACAGGTCGGATAAGCGCAAGTATTACGTTCCGTGTCCGCATTGCGGAAAGTATCAAGTTTTTGTTTTTGGCCAGATCAAATGGCCTAACAGTGAGCGGTCGGCCGAGAAGATAAAAAATGAGCGACTCGCTTGGTATGAGTGCGTGTATTGCAAAAAGCGGATCGAGGATTATCACAAAAACAAAATACTACCTCTGGGGCATTGGGTGCCGGAGGGCGCAGACATTGCGGATGACGGGACGATCACCGGCGACGTTATAAAAAGCAAGCACCGAGGTTTTTGGATCAATTCGCTTTATTCGCCATGGCTGACGTGGAGTGATATCGCTTCGGAATTCTTAAAGTCAAAAGATTATATCGAACTCTTGATGAATTTTGTCAACTCTTGGCTTGCTGAGGTTTGGGAAGAAAAGATTGAGGAAACAACGGTTGATAAAGTCCGTAATTTGTCGCGTGATTATGATGCAGGGGTTATCACGGACGATGTGTTTGTTTTGACAGCCGGAGTGGATGTTCAGAAAGATCATTTTTATTACGTGATTCGAGGTTGGGGATACTGTGAAGAGTCGTGGCTTATTAAGGCTGAACGGGTTGAATACTGGGAGGACATTGTTGATCGTTTGTTCAAAACTGAATATAAGCGCATCGGGAGCGAAGAAACCCTGTCGGTTTATTTAACGTGTGTCGATTCCGGATACCGCACAGATGAGGTTTACCAGTTCTGCCGATTTTGGCATGACAAAACAAAAGCGATTAAAGGTCAGGATCAGTTAACAGACGGTAGATTTTATCGCGCGACAAAGATTGATATTAATTCCCGCACGGGAAGCGTGATTCATAACGGACTTGTTTTGTGGAACATCAACACGATGCAGTACAAAGATAAGATTAACCGGCTGGTTAATTCTAAAGATCCGGTTAAATGGCATCTGTTCAAAAATATATCAGACGAGTATCTCTCACAGTTTACCGCAGAGCATAAAGTTTTGATTAGGAACAGAAACACCGGCGCGGCCAAAGAGGTTTGGCAGAAAAAACGAGAAGCAATCGCAAATCATTATCTCGATGCGGAAGTTTACGCGGTTGCCGCGGCAGATATCATCAGAGCTTTGAATATCAGGCGCGAGGAAGGGGCAAAACAGCAACGCGTGGTCAATGATCAGCTTAACGCGAAGCAAATCTGGATCAGAAAGCGGGAAGGGTCTTGGCTGTAATGGGAAGATGGCTCGAACGAAAATCAAATTGGCTAAAAAACGACAGACAGCAAGAGAATGTCCGACAGGCAGGGCGTCCGGTAAACAACAGTGAGGATTACGGCGTGCGATATATTCCTATTCGTTGCCCAAAGTGCCGAAGCAAAGACAATAAATGCTATGCAAGCCGCCCGCCTATCAGGTATCACGTTTGTAATAAATGCGGGCATAATTTCAAATCAGTTGAGGCGAACGATGAAAAATAATTATTACCAATTTGTGGTAACGACCCCATTGTCAAAAAACGTAGTTAAGGTAATATTGAAGTAGAAAACTTATAGCGGGACAGCTGATCACTGTTGCCGCACCCAATAGCAGTAAAAGCCATCTCCAGTCGACTGGCGGGAGATGGCTTTTTTATTGGGATGATGAGGGGAAGAAATGGCCGCGCCGACAAAACAGGAAATGCTCGAAAATGTTGAGAATGCCATCAACGCCAGGATGACTGGCGGGGCTGTCACGTCATATTCTATCGGCGGAAGAAATCTCCAGTATATAAGCCTTGATGAGCTCTTAAAACTGCGCGGCCAGCTGCGCAGAGAAATCGCAGGATCAAGCGATACCACCACATACGCAAAGTTCGATAAGCCGTCATGAAGACTAAAAATAAATTCTCAGAGAACATAATAACCGCGGTAGACAATATCGTTTCGTTCTTTTCTCCCAAGGCCGGGTTCAAGCGCAGGATGTACCGGGAGGCAATCAATATTTCGCAGAAGTTCGGCGCTTATAAAGGCGCAAGCAGGGATCGTTTAAGATCGTCATGGATTCCCGGAGGGGGCTCAGCAGACCAGGATTTACTTTCAGAACTGGGTGATATTCGGGAGCGCAGCCGTGATTTAAATAGGAACGACGCGCATGCTGCAGGGATAACTTCTACGATGACAGTAAATGTCATCGGCACAGGCATTAGACCGCAGAGCAGGGTGGATAAGGAAGAACTCGGTATAAGCGACGGGTTAACAGAGGAATTCCAAAGAAAAGCCGAAAGGGTATGGAAACGCTGGACTCCTTATGCCGATGCCGGAGAGCGCATGGATTTCTACGAAATCCAGCAGTTGGTGGACAGACAGATACTTGAGAACGGGGAGGCAATAATCGTTCCTTTAAGGTTAAAGGACAAAGAGAGATCGTACCCATTGGCCCTGCAGGTGGTTGAGTCAGATAGGCTCAATACCCCGCCCGATAGAAAAAGCGACAAGTCAGTCAGGTCTGGGGTAAGGATAGGCGAAAACGGAGAACCGGTTTCATACTTTATTCAAAAGACACACCCCGGAGATATCTATCACAGGCAGGCAGAAGAAGCAAGGCAATATGCGGAAATCCAGGCTAAAGATGATCTGGGTAGAAGAAATATTTTTCATTTGTATTATGTTCTGCGTTCAGGACAGACAAGGGGAGTTCCTTTCTTTGCGCCGGTATTGACATATTTTAAAGATTTAGCCGAATATGCCGAGGCAGAGCTTGTGGCCAGCCGTATTGCCGCGTGTTTCTCGCTTTTCATTACATCGGAATCCTCGATGGATGTGGCAGTTAATTCCGCATACGAAAGAAACCAGTCCGGGCAGTTAATAGAATCGCTTGAGCCAGGAATGATCAAACACCTGATGCCCGGCGAGACCATCACTTCGTTTAATCCCCAGAGGCCGAGTGCAACTTTTGAGCCGTTCGTAGACAGGATATTAAAAGCAATATCCGCGGCCTTGGGCCTTCCGTATGAATTAGTGGCAAAAGACTTTTCCAAAACGAATTATTCCAGCGCCCGGGCAGCGTTATTGGAAGCCAGGAGATATTTTAAGGTTAGGCAGGAATGGTTCTCACAAAAACTCTGTCAGCCGGTTTGGGAAATGCTTTTAGAGGAAGCTTATTTGAAGGGCGATATAGATGCCGCGAACTTCTATGAAAACGGAAGGCCTAAATCAGCTTGGACGAGAGCGCGGTGGATCGCTCCCGGCTGGTCCTGGGTGGATCCGCTCAAAGAGGTCAAGGCTTCCAGGGAAGCCATCGCTGGAAATATTTCAAGCTTAGCGGACGAAGCGGCCGGGCAGGGCAAGGACTGGGAGGAGATCTTAGAGCAGAGGGCGCGGGAAGAGCAGAAAAGAAAAGAGCTCAATCTTCCGGAAATGACTGACGGCGCTAAAACTCCTAAAGACGAGGAAGATGAGGAAGCGAAACAGGAAGAAGAAATCCGTCAGATTCTGGAAGGCGCCGAAGAGGTAACGAAGAGAAATGAGAAACTGAGCAATGAGCTTGTGAAACTGGAAAACGGCAACAGCATCTTGAAAAAAGAATTATCCGGCATAAAAACCAGGCTCGATGAGGTTTTGATCAATGGATAAGAAAGATATCCTTTTAGAAAGAAACAAAATAAGCAGGTTATTGGGTACCGAAACTGAGGACGGTAACTTGGAGAGGAATCTTTTTCTGCTTAAGTCTTTGGATATGCAGAAAGATATCGCCGGTATCATAAGCAAGGTTTACACGCTGATAAAGCAGGGGCAGGAGGATTGCCAGGGGCTTAAGGATGTCAAAGAAGAGATTCGCGTGCTCTTAGCTGCCTTGGACAAATACCAGGACGCCTTCGGCAAAGAGGTGAAGGTATTCGTTAGTAATTTTCCGGATGGTGTCAAAGAGGTAAAGGTATCCAATACAGAAGATTTCAAGCAGGAACATCCCAAGGAGATAAGAGTTTCTAATTTAAAAGAAATAAAGCCCGAGAAACCTCCCGATGAGATAAGCATCAAGAAACCTGTTTGGTATAAAGAATTTGATTTTGACAAGCTGTTCAAGTTTTCCAAAGAGTCAAGCACTGGATTTTTTAATCAAATCAAGGCGGGGATATTCAACAGCTTTATTAAGAACGCAAAACCTAAAGAGGCAATACCGGTCAGGTTGGTTACAGAAGACGGGGAAAAGTTTTACCGGGCAGGAAATGTTTTTGTCGGGAGCGGCGGCGCAGGCGGAACGGATCCTATCGGGATAAAGGATGCATTGGGGGCAAAAATCAACCCTGCCAAAGAAGACGGGGTACTGCAGACAATATCCGATGATATAAGAAATGCGCAGCCCAGAAACGTTGCCAAGAAAATTTTAAAGAAAACCATAACGCTTTCATCTTCCGGCATAGTGCATACTCCGGCAGCAAATAAAAAGATTAATTTATTCTCGGTTAAATTCTCCTTATCAGCTGATATGAGTGCTGTTTCATTAAGGTGGACTGCTGGCGGAGCAGATTTTGAAAAATATCTTTCTCCTAAAACAGGCGGACTTTACGGGACAAATAACCACCCGGATTATATCGAAGGCGGTATTGACGAGCCGTTGTACTGCAATATCACCGGCTCAGGCAATGTCCAGGTAAACATGGATTATTTAGAGATATGAAATATATAGAAGGCGCGGCTAACGACCTAAAGATTAAAGGCATCAGGAAATCAAACGGCGAATTTGTCATTGATGCGGAAATGAACAATCAGGCTGAGACAGTCAGGCTGAAAGAGTTTTTGACGGAAGCCCAGATCAGCAAAACAGAAATTCTATTAAGCCAGGTATTTTACGAGATTCTGCCGGTATTGGCAGAAAAAATAACAAAGGAGACCCATGGCTAACATACAATTCGGAGCAATCACTACTACAACTACGACCGCAAGGCAGGATATCTTGAATTACACTCCGGGCGCATCTTCAAAATTAAAACTGATTGTGGTGGCCGGGTATTACACCACTTGGTCAGCGACAGAGGCTAACCTGGGGACGGTTTACATTGTTGTCGACGGCGTAGATAAGTTTGAGTTCAGAATTCAAAACACAGACAACGACACTTTGGCAGGACTAGTGATACTGCCTTTCGGAGACGGGATACAGTTTTCAGGGGCTGAGCCGGTTGTAGTAGAAGTTACGCCAGCTTCAACTACTTCGATGCGCTGGACAGCGACGCAGGTCTACGACCAATAAACATGATTGAAAAAAGCACCATAACAATTGATTCGCAGGATAAAGAAGGGCAGATGTTTGGTCTTGACCAGCCGTGGACAACGATTTATCCGCACAGGGCTGGTAAGACAGTCATTGGTTCTTATACGGTGCCGGTAAACAAAACCGCGGCATTAAAAGGGATCTGGGTATTCGGCCAATATGCGGACTGCGCTTATAAAATGGGGCTGGCTTCAGGCGTAATCGGGACAGTTTATTTTCAGGTGGATGCTGTGGCAAAAGCAGAATACCGCATTCAAGCAAATGCAGCTGACTTCACTGCTTCGCCTATAACCTGCGATTTTGATATCAGCAGAAGATCCTGGAATATGTATGACGGAGCCACATTTACAGTAGGACAGATAATCAGATTGATTGTGTCGCCAGCATCTATCTCCGGCCAAGGATCGCAGCAGGTATTATGGCTGGCCAGCTTCATAGGCAGGGACCCAGTTACGGGAGAATCCATCATTATTAAAGCAAGAACAATAACTACTACGAAAGCAGTAAATCAGATAATCATCACTTACACAGTTCCGGCAAATGGTTTTACCTTAAGAAGTCTGTTTCTGCAGGCCTTCATGGGAGATTATTTCTTAGGCCATGCTCAATTAAGATTGAACGGCTTATTATTCGCCGAGTACCCGCTTTATGACAGCCATTTTCGTGCGGCTCCAGCCAGGGGTTCGAGAAGTGTATTTCCCTTTTATGACGGGATCTCTTTAAACGCCGGAGATAGATTAGAGGCAAGGGTTGATCCTCCTCTGTCAGTTAATCAAAGATTTCATCTTGTTATTTGGGGTACAGAAACAGATACAGGCGCAGCTGTAACAAATATCTTTGTTTTAAGCGATTAAGACAAAAAAATAGGAGGAAGGAATTATGCATAATAGCAAAACCGAAAACATACCGAAATCAGCTTTGAGGTTTAAAGAGGAAGAAGTCCCTGTTGAAATTCTCGCCTCGAAGGAAGACGGGAAGCCTGATAAACGAAAATTCAGCATGGTCGCCCACAGCGGCAAGGTCATGCTTAACCACTGGCTCTGGGGGAATCTGGCGATAGATTTGTCCGGAGTTTCAATCGGCCGGGAGAAAAAGCCTGCGTTGCGGGAACATAATTCTAACCGCATCGTCGGCTGGACTGAAGGCATAACAATAGATGAGAAAAGAGGCATTATTGCCGACGGGATCTTCTCGGAAAAGACCGAGGACGGCAGGCAGGCCTTAGAGCTTGCCGATGAAGGCTTCCCCTGGCAGGCTTCAATTTACATCCCGCCTTTGGCAATCGAAAGAGTTAAGGATGGAGAAACAGCCGAGGTCAACGGCCAGAAACTCAAAGGGCCCGGGACGATATTCAGGAAGTCAGTTTTAAGAGAGGTTTCTTTTTGCGCTTTGGGAGCGGATGAGAATACCTCGGCGAGCGCCCTTAAGGAACGGGGCGAAATAATAGATCTGGATGTGGAGATAATTAAAAACAAAAACGAGGAGGTGGAGAAAATGGAACTAGCAGATTTGACATTGGATATGTTAAAGGCTCAAAGGTCAGATTTAACCGGAGCGCTTTTGAAAGAAGGCAGGGAAAAGGAACGCGAAAGGGTCCTTGCCGTTTTGAAAGAGGCTAAGGGATTTGAAGGGATGGGAGAGCTTACTGTCGAGGCTATAGACAAAGGTGACAGTGTGGAAGCGGCGGTCGGAAGATTCAAGGACAAAAGGCTCGCCGAGCTGGAAAAGAGCGCGCCTTCAAACTTAGGGCCTGATGCGGATAAAGACCTGTCTAAAAAACAGAAGACGCATTTAGAGCGCGCCATGGCTTTTAAAGAGGAGCATAACTGCAGCATAACCGAAGCATTAAGGGCTACAGCGGAGAAAAATAAACTTTAAAAACGAAGGAGGACGAAAATGTCGCAGTTCAATATTGGTTCAAAAGCATTTACCGCAGGAGAGGATTTAGAGGCGTACCGCAGGGTTAAGTTAGGCGCAGGAAGCGGAACGCAGGTTGTTTACGCTGACGCAGGTGAAGTTTTTATCGGCATAACCGGCGCCAGGGCAGTATCCGGAGAGATGGTATCAGTTGATTTAAAGACTTCCGGAAGGACCTTTAAGATCACGGCAGCGGGCGCCATAGCTGTAGGAGGGAGTTTCTACGGAGCAGCTGACGGCAAGGTATCTGCCACTGTCAGCGGATCTATTCAGGGAGTGGTGCTTGAGGCAACAGCTTCAGATGGAGAAATCGTGGAAGGTTTGTTAGCGTAATTAACCAGAGTTTTTTAGAACAGGAGGACACAAATGGGAGTTGATTATCAAGGAACAAGGGCAGTACCGAGGATGGAGTTGGGAGAGGCTGCTTTGGAGTTTATCCAGCAGCAGGATGAGTTTGTCGGAACGCAGGTGCTGCCGATATTTTCTACCAAGAAAAAGGCGAGCATCTTTCCGGCAATTACCCGGGAAAGCATCACCCGCGAAGCGGACACTAAGAGAGCTCCGAGAGGCAACTACAATCGGGACGGTTTCTCAGCCAAGGACAGGCAGTATAACTGCGAGGAGTTTGGCTTAGAAGGCCCTCTGGATGACGGAGAGAGGGCTTTGTATGCTACAGACTTCGACGCGGAGCTTACCACAGTCCAGATCGTAACCCGCAGGGTTCTGCAGGCGCAGGAAAGACGTATCGCAGCGGCAGTTTTTAATACCACGACTTTTACCGGGGCTACGCTCTATACGGATAATTCCGGCTCGCCATGGGATAACATTGCTACGGATGTTACGGCGCAGGTAAGAGTGGCCCGGGAAAAGGTGCGTCAAAATAGCGGCCTTGAACCGAACGCCCTCATCGTCAGCAAAGCCAACATCGACCGGCTGCTGATAAATACCGGAATAAAGGATGCCATCAAGTACGTGGCGCGCTTGACCGAAGCAGAGATCTTAAACGCCCTGGCAGATATCTTGGGTATTAAGAAGATTATCGTCGGCAAAGGCATTTACAATTCCGCAAAAGAGGGAAAGAGCTTCGTAAGCTCCGATATCTGGAGCGATGATTACGCGCTGGTGGCAGTAATTGATACTTCGGAGAGGCTCTCTGTGCCGAGCGTAGGCAGGACCTTCTTATGGAGTGCAGACAGCCCGGATAATGCTACGGTCGAGCAGTACCGTGATGACGCAGCCAGAAGTGACATCTTCCGCGTGCGCCAGCATGTCGATGAGGTGATCATCGACCCGTATTTTGCGCACTTGATGAAAGTCGACGCCTAAAAGTCAAAAGGCCGGGGAGCCTTAAATTGGTTCCCCGGCTTTCTTTGGAGGCTGTAGTTATGACCTTTAAATCTCAGTTAGCGCAGGATGCTGTAAAGGTGTTTCTTGACGGAGCTGCATTTGCGGAAGACATAACATATACGCCCAAGGCCGGAGCGCCGAAAGCGATTAAGGCTGTCATTATCCGCAAACGGCTGGATCCGGCGCATGAAGACACCGGCCGAACGCTCATTAATCAGGCGGAATTGTTTGTGGCCAATGACACTATCGCGGGCGTTACCTCGATCAATAAAGGCGGGGATGTGGTGTCGTTTGCTGAAACGATTGGCGGAGCGGCTATCAGTTGGGTTGTTGCGGATATTTTAAACCAAGACGAAGGGATTTGGCATTTGCTGGTGCAGAAATGAGCGAATTAACTGTTGAGATAAACACTAAGAACCTCGACCGTGCGCTTCGGCTTTTCCCGAAGGACTTAAAATTCGAGATTGCCGACGGGATGGATCATATCAGCCGCAAGTTCTTGAAGGTATTTCGACAGGAGAGATTGCAGGGACCTCCGGGTATTCGCGGTAGACCCCACGGCATATTCACGCATTTTAGCCGGGCAAGTCTTGTTTCTCAGGACATTGAAGGCATGGGGATGGTGATTTTCTCGGACTCCAAGATCGCGCGTATGCACGAGGAAGGTGCCACGGTAAAGAACCCGGGTGGAGGAAGGCTCGCGGTGCCGCTTTCGGCGAGGCGCGAGTTGTTTACCGCTGACGGTCGTCTTAAGAAGCAATACAGACAGCCGCGGTTAATCAAGAACGTGATTCCTATTCAGCTAAGAGGCAAGACGTTCTTGGCCAAGGTAAAAAAGAAATTACGGCAGATTCTGCCGCTTTTTGTTTTGAAGAACAGCGTGCGGATAAGACCGAGGCTGATGTTCTACAAGACGTGGGACGACATGCAAAACGAACGGATTAAGATTCTTAATCAATCAATACGCAAGACATTGGATAAAACTAAATGAGCACTTCGATACGAGAAAACATTCTAGCAGAACTAAAAACAACCCTTGAGGCGATTACAATTGCCCATGGGTATACCAATACAATTTCCAGCGTGCAGCGGTGGAATCAGCGCGGGAATTCTTTAGCGTTAGTGCCTTGCATTGTTATTAATTCCGGGCAAGAAGAGAAACGCCCGGAGCCGAACCCTCAGGCGACGTGTAAATTTACCATATATCTTGATATATGGTATAGGCAAGATGACGATGAAACAAGGCCATCAGATCAGATAATAAGCGGCCTTTTAGCAGATGTCGAAAAGGCGTTAATGGTAGATCCTACGCGCGGAGGTAATGCGGAGGATACTAATATACTGAATAATGTTACCTTTGAAACCGTTGAGGGGCAACCGAGTTTTGGGATTATTGTTGAACTCGAAATTGTGTATAAACATAAACTAACTGACCCGACGGTGTACGTATAGTTTAATTCACGTTAAATAAATTAACCAAGGAGGATTGCGATGTTAGTCAGAAAGCGTCAGTTAGCGGCGAAAATCGAAGGCACAGAAGGTACAGCGGAGACTTTAACCGCAGCCGAAGCCAAATTTTTGGTTTATAACCCCAAGGTTGCACATGAAATAGAAATGTTCACCCGGGATCCGGTACGGTCTTCTTTTTCCGGTATGGGTAAAATCGCCGGAAAGAGGCCTGCAGGGCTTTCATTCCGTTTGGAATTGAGAGGATCCGGCACCAAAACTACTGACCCGGCATGGATAACCCTATTGAAAGGCTGTGGATTTGAATCAAACGTCCTTAAGTCTATCAATATCGGCGCGATTACCGGAGGTCCTTTTCAGCATGGCGAAACTATTACCGGCGGGACATCAGCCGGAAAAGGACGCGTGATTTTTAATACAGCCACCGGTGCAACTAAGGTTTACTACGTAGTTATTTCCGGAGTACTTCAAACCGGCGAAGTGCTTACCGGAGGCATTTCCGCGGCAACATCCACATCTTCAGGTGCTCCAGTAACTGAGGGGCAAGAATATAGGCCAATTAGCACTAACGTATCATCGTTAACGTTGGGATGTTATGAAGATGGTGTGCTTAAATTAATCAAGGGCGCCCGCGGTAATGTGAAATTTGGTTTTAAGAGTGGTGAACCGGTAATGCTTGATTTTAGCTTCCAAGGGGTTGAGGCGGGGATTACAGATGTTGCTTTATTGACCGCTATCTCCCACGAGACGCAAAAACCGCCTTCTTTGTTGTCGGCGACCTTGTTACTCGACGCTTATGCCGCTCGAATAGGAGAGATGAATATCAGTGTTAATAATACCCTGGCCGCCAGGGACGACATAAATGATAGTCGTGGTCTTCTGTCTTTCCAGATTACAGATCGAAACATATCTGGTGAGCTTAATCCGGAGATGGTTACTGTGGCCACATACGATTTTTTCACGAAGTTTTTTGGCAATACAGATATTACGCTTGCACTTAATGCGGGCGCGGCGACCGGAAATATGTTTAAGTTCTATTCACCGCGGCTACAGATCACAAAGATTAATGATGAGGACAGGGAAGGGCTGCAATTGGCCAAGTGCTCCTTTGATTTGAATGGTAGCGTTAACGGGGAAGACGAGTTTAGTTTTGTTCAACTTTAATTGAGGAGGTAGAGAAATGTTGACTGGAATAAATATATACGAATCAAAGCCCTATGTTTCAAAGTATGATCCGGACAAAAGCAACCCCACGACTTTTCACATTGGGGCACTGGATCCATTTTTGAGATCTTATATAGAGGATCAAACAACCTCTTTGAAGATCAGTTCAAAGAACCCCAACGACATGGCGGAGGCGAATATTTTAGTAAGCAAGCGCGGCATATTGGCGATTAAATTCGGAATGCGCGGACTTGATAATTTTACAGATCCTCAGACACAGAAGCCGGTCAAATTCGAAACCATCAGCACTTCTATAAATGGCAAGAATTTCCCCGCAGTTTCTGATGAAATAATAAGGATGATGCCTAAGGACCTGATCGACGAATTGGCGGAGGTTATTCTTTCGGCTAATAAATTGACTGAGGAAGAATCAAAAAACTGATCATGGCAGTTCAGGTTATGGATGCCGGACTGGATTGCCGCAGATGTACCAATGATCAAAAGATTGAACGCGGGTGTGAACAAGATTCACCGATACCCGGATTTTGGAAGTTTGATGATTTCGAAACAAGTCGATGTCCGGTAAAGCTGATAACTAAGGTAAGCGTTAAATTATTAGAAGCATTTTTATATTTTAAGCAAGGGTATTTGCCGAATGCCGGGGGATGGATGGATCAACCGGCAAAATTATTTGAGGCACTCGAAGTAATCGAAACGGAAATACTTAAGATCCGGGACAAGAAGGAAAAGGAAGATGCCCACCAATAGAGAATTAGAAATAATAATGAAGCTTAAGGACGAGATTTCCAAGAAACTTCAGGGTATTGAGGGCGGATTGCGTAAGTTTTCTAATTCTGCCCGTGATCTGGGGCAAACCTTGAGATCTACCGGCAAGGAGATGTCCCAACTGGGGAGTGTTACAACAATGCTGGGGGCGAGTATTACGGGGCCTATGCTGCTTGCGTTTAAGAATGCAGAGCAATATTCAGCCTCGGTATCTACCCAGATACAGCGCATGAAAGGCGCAACCTTACAGTTTCAAATATCCGTAGCCAATGCTTTGGTTCCTATAATGGAGAAATTTACCAACATTCTAGGTAATTTATTAAATGCCTGGAATGACCTGGGGCTGGTGGTACAGCAGCAGATAGTTCAAGGTGCGTTTATGGTTGGAACCTTTCTTACCATGGCCGGGGGGGCTGTTTGGCTTATCGGAAAATTAACGGCATTGACCGGTACAGTTATTGATTTGGGCGCTAAATTCTTAGGCCTCATGCTTGCCAATATCCCGCTTACTATCATTATTATATCCGTCACAATTCTTATCGCATTAATGTTTAAATTTAAGGCCGTGGCTGATGTGGTGATGAGCACGCTAGAAGTATTATTCTTATTCTTTATGAACGGCGTTGAGGCTATCCGGTTAGTTTTTTCGCGCGCCATCGCTTTTATCTTAGGAGGACTTGAGAAATTATACACGGTGCTTGGTAAGATTCCCGGGCCGATGGGAAAGATGTACCAGTCTATTGCCGCAGGAGTAAAAAAAGCGCGCGAGGAATTAGATAAATTTGGTAACCAAGCCTTACCCAATATTGAGAGGAATACTAAAAAAATAGGTCAAATATTCTCTACCGGCGAAGGCGACTGGTCCCGGGGATTTGATAACTTGAAAGAGGGGATTAGCGGAGCTGCTGATTGGCTTGGAAAATTGGGTAATAAATTTACCGACATAAAAACAACCATATATGATTGGGGAATGGCCGTAAAAGACATTGTGCGGAATCTCGCCCAAGGTATGGAAACGGCAATGTCGGATCTATTTTTTAATATTATTACGGGTAAATTTGATGAACTGGGAAAGATTCTGTCTGACTTTGGAAACCAAATGCTCAAGATGATCGTTCAGGTTTTAATGAAGATGATTTTAATAAACACTGTTGGGCAGATTGGACTGGGGAGCTATGGGAAACTTGCTCAATATTTTCATAGCGGAGGTATAGTCCGGGCACACAGTGGTTTAGCGGTGGATGAGGTGCCGATTATAGCGCAAACAGGTGAAAGGATATTATCCAGGTCTCAGAATGCCGAATACGAGAAAGGTGGCGGCAAGCAAGCGCCAACAGTGGTGGTTATACAGGCGTGGGATACTCAAGATATCATGCGTAACCGCAAGTCAATCGAAGGGGTCATAATCAATGCGCTAAAAAACAATTCCGGCGTAAGAGGGGCGGTTAAAACCTATGGCTAACGATCTGATTCTAAAACCGGATTATGTATTCGATGAAAACCCCCAGTATAAAACTTTGATTTCCCAGTTTGAGAATGGGGCAGAACAACGCCGCGCAAAGCGGTCGAGCGCTATTACGGAGTATAGGTTAGTTTATAAAAACAGAACCGCAACTGACCTGGGAACCATAACAACCCTATTTAATAGCAAAAAAGGCGCCCTAACCTCGTTTACCTGGACACATCCCATCAGCGCTTCAACATTAACGGTAAGGTTTAAGGAAGATAGCTTAACCTATAGCAACACGAGCTATGGGCTATATGATTTTGAATTTACATTGATAAGTATTTTATAACCATGTACACACAAAACAGTACTTTTAAGTCAGAGAAAAACAAGCCATCCAATCAACCAATATATCTTTATTCTATCGAAAGTTATAACGGCAGCTCCGATCTAAACCTTGCCGAATGGGATACCGATATTACCTACGACGGCGTAACCTATACCAAGTTCCCCATTAAACACGATGAAATAGGCGAGAATTCGCAAGGCGAGATTGATAATTTTAGGGTGACAGTTGCCAATGTTAACCGGGTTATACAAGCATACCTTGAGGGCTATGATTTACGCGGTAAAAAAGTAACCGTCACATTAGTGTGGGCGAATCAATTAAGCGATACTGATGCAAATATTAAATTTATTTATTACATAGACAATTATACGGCTACGCAAGACGTGGTTGAATTTGTGTTATCAAGTAAATACGACATCATAGATTTACCTTTACCCACTGGAATTTTTAACCGTAACTATTGCCGGCATAAATTTAAGTCAACGGAGTGTGGATATGCGGGGGCGCAAACCACCTGCGATAAGCGCAAGGCCACCTGCAGGGACACCATGAGCAATATCGCCCGGATCGGTTGTTTTCCTTCAGTGCCAACAGGAAGATTATTCACATGATGACAGAACAAGATATTATTACGCGTTATTTGGGCGTGCCATATAAGCATCAGGGGCGGGACTTATCGGGCATTGATTGTTATGGATTAGTGATTGCCATATACGCCGACTTGGGAATTAAATTATTCGACATTGAAGAAGATTATACCCCTGATTGGAGCTGGAAAAATAAGAATTACTTTTTAGAGAACGCGCATAAGGATTGGCAAGAGGTACACATGGCGCAGATTCTCGATGTAGCTACTTTTAAGAACGGCAAGGACGTAATGAACCACGCTGGAATAATGCTTGATGGTGATAGGTTTATAAGCGCATGCAAAATGGGGGTAGTTGTTTGTAGGGTAAGTGCGCCAAAATGGCAAAAGAGATTTTGCGGATCTTATAGATATAAAGGATTAATTTAAATGATACTTTTAAAATACATACCCAGCATACTTAAAGACGAAGGACGCATAGCCCAAGAGTTGCCTTTTGTTGCGGATAAGACCCTGCAAGAATATCTTGCCGAAACAGGGTTTGAGTTAAACGAAAGCAAGGTTATTGTTACCGGGGAGGTGGCAAAAGATTTTTCCGCTACGCTTAAAGATGGCGATGAGGTTATTGTTACCCCGGAGATAAAAATACCAGCCGCATTTTTTGTTTGGTTGGGTTTTTCTGCTGCAACCGCGGCAACCTTAGCAGGTATATCGGTTGCTGTTGGATGGGCACTTACAATTCTATCCTTAGCATACTCCATTTATTCATATTGCCAAAAACCAAAAACACCTAACTTTGGAACTACCGGAGATGGACTTGATGAGGGGTCGCCCACGTATGGATGGGACGGGATAACCAATACCCAGGATGTCGGAGTTCCGATACCGGTGGTCTATGGTGAGCATAGGGTAGGCGGGAATATCATTAACCAGTTTATCCGCACAGACGGCGATAAGGAATATCTTAATATGCTCCTTGCTTTGAGTGAAGGAGAAATCGAAAGCATAGATTCCATTGAAATAAACCAAAACCCGTCAACGAATTTCGACGGCATAATTTTAACGAAGAGATATGGCACCAACGCACAGGCACAGATAGCAAACTTTAATGACAGCCACGACTTAAAAACACTTAGTGTTAACCTTACGCAAAACAATGCTTATGTTTACACTACAGTGAATACAGATATAACCGCCTTTGAATTAAAACTTACTTGCGTGGGGGGATTATTCCAGCAGGGCAGTGGCGGTGCGTTAGAAAGCTGGGCGGTAACTTATAAAGTCGAATATAAGCTGCATACCGATGGGAGCTATATAGATCTGGGATCTACTACCATAGACGGTAAATCGCGCACAGATTTAAGGCGCGTATTCCGTAAGGCCGACCTTGTAGCAGGACAATACGATATTAGGATCACACGTACGTCTGATGATAGCAGTTTAGATCCGATGAGGCAGGGGGATCTTTACTTTAAGGGCGTTGATGAAATAGCTCAAGATGAACCGCTCATCTATCCTAATTTAGCCTTATTAGGGGTAGAAGCACTAGCCACGGATCAGTTAAACGGCAGTACACCCACCATTACCTCTTTAGTTAAGGGAAGGAAGGTGAGTATTCCGGCTGTATTGACTGCGTTAGGCGGTGATGCGGTTGCGTGGGACCTGTATTATTGGGACAGCGTAAATAGTCTATTTAAACTATTAGCCGATAACACGGCATTGTATTGGGATGGGGCTACCTACACAACCGCATATTCCGCTAATCCGATATGGTGTTTAAAAGACTTGCTTTCCAATACGCGATACGGATTAGGTGATTATATAACCACTTCAATGATGGATACGACGCAGTTATTGGAGATGGCATTATATTGCGAAGAAAATGTAAGTGATGGCGATGGAGGATATGAGAAGCGCTTTCGGATGGACGTAGTCATAGATAGCAGCACAAAGGCAATTGACATGATCACTCAATTAGCCGGAACATTCAGATGTTTTACTTTTTATTCCGGCGGCGCGATCAAGTTAAAGATAGACAAGGCCGAAAGCCCTGTCCAGATGTTCGGGATGGGAAATATTATATCTGAAAGCTTTATCCAGTCATGGAAGTCTATCAAGGAAATCCCGAACGTGATCGAAGTCCAATTTATGAATAAGGATTTTAATTATAAGCAAGAAACTATTGCGGTAATGGATGAGGTATCTATTGCCGCGGGTGATCCAATTCGCAAGAAATCATTGCGTTTGTTCTGCACGCGCATCAGCCAGGCGGTAAGAGAAGGCAAGTACGCGCTCAATGTAGCCAAGTGTATCCAGCGCACAGTCACGCTTAAGGCTGGAATTGACGCTATTGCTTGCCAGGCCGGAGATATCATAAATGTGGCCCACGATGTGCCACAATGGGGTTTTAGTGGGAGGGTGCAAGAAGGGAGTACCACAACTAAGGTTAAGTTAGATCAGCCAATTACTATAACCGCGGGGAAGACATATAAAATACGGGTACGCTTTGCTGACGATACGCAGGTAGAAAAAACGGTGAGTGATGAGGCTGGCACTTATACGGAGGTAAATGTATCAAGTGCCTTTGCTAATGCGCCCGCGAGCTACGATGTTTATTCTTTTGGGGAGGAGAATAAGGTTGTGGCGCCTTACAGAATAATATCAATGAGGCGGGCAGAGAATAGCGAGGTTGAGATCATCGCGCTAGAATACGATGCTGACGTCTATGACACCGATACAATACTATTGCCGGATAACAACTATTCCGCGCTGTCTTTTACCATACCGCCAGTAGAGAACCTGACACTAACCGAGAGCGTAATCACCTTAAATGATGGTTCAATTGAAAACGCAATAGATGTTTGGTTTACGAAGCCGCTAGTTACCGGATATGTCCTCAAGCGATATAACAGGGCCCGGATATATTTGTCTGATAATGCAGGGGCATCCTATTCATATAGAGGCGAAACAACCGCGGAGAGTTTTAAAATCCAGGGTGGTTTAATCAACGCAACTTACAAAGTTTTGGTTGTGTCGGTTTCAGACAGTAATGTGGAAAATGCCAGAAGCGCCAGCCCTTCAGCATCAATTACTTTGGTGGGCAAGGATTCAAATCCCAATGACGTTACTAATTTTGTATACACTTTCCTTAATGCCCTTGTTTTTGCTTGGGATAAGAATACAGACAAGGATCTCCTGGGTTATGAAATAAGAGATGCAAACTCAAACTGGGGAGTTCAAAACGCTAACCTTATCTACCGCGGCCTTGCAAACACATTTACAGTAGTTGCGCCTGCGTCAAGGGCCCCTGCAACCTATTATATTTGCGCTTTTGATACATCAGGCAATTACTCAGCCACTCCCGCGAGTGTTACCCCAACCAACGCTGCACCCTCAGCGCCGTCAATAGCAGCCACACAATGGTTTGGATATGCAAAGATAGAATGGACTGATAGCGTAGATACGGATTTGAGGTATTACGAGGTTTATAAATCCAACACTAACGCTTGGGCCGGAGAGGAAACATTAGAGGCAAGAATATCCGGGAAGATGGTCACTGTCCAGGGGAATGCGCCGGTTGACGCGGTTGCGGCTTCACCTGACAGCACAAGTATAACGGACGCTGCCTTAATCGGCAAAGGAGTTAATTACTTCGTTGGGGACGTCTTACTGCAAACAAGCGGAACATATATCGGACAAGAAGCGATAGTAACCGCTTTTAATAATGCGACAGGACAGGTTTCAGTGGCCAGCTGGCCGTCCGGGACGCCCACTGCCCTCGATAAATTTGTTATAAAGGACAGGGCATACTATAAGGTTAGGGGTGCGGATACTTATGGCCCGGGTAATTTTTCTTCCGCGGTAACGATTAACTTTACCCCTCTAACTGCATCTGAAATAGGGGATGCGATAATCTCTGCACGCAAACTTATTGCCGGAGAGTTAATAACCTTGTCCGCTCAGATAAAAGATTTAATAGTAACCAACGCCAAAATAAGTGATTTGGATGGCGGAAAAATAACGGCGCAGTCAATAACGCTTTCAAAGCTCGCATCGGAAGCCGTGCCTCCAAAAACATACTATCAAGACGACGCGCCAACGACAGGAATGAATGAAGGTGATTATTGGATCGATACAAACGATAGCAATAAACTTTATGTCTATCAGAGTTCGGCATGGGTAGTAATATCACAAAGCGGCGGCGGAGGTGGGATAACTGTTTTTAAACAGGCCGCTATTCCTGTTTCTTTGTCCATCGCCGACTTGTGGATAGATACCGACGACAGCGATAAGTTATACAGGGCAGCAAGTGTCGGTGCAGATCAAATTGCATCCGGGGAGTGGGAATTGATAAACGCGGCAACTGCTACCGGCTGGGCTCACGGTTCTGATATCACCAAGATTGACGGCGGGAAGATTTATACGGATTCCATTACCGCCGATAAGATAAATGTCAATCAATTGGACGCGTTATCGACGAACACCGGAACATTAACGGTTGACGAGTCTATCAGCGTGGGCGCGGGAAGAATTGTAATAGATGGCGCTAATAATATCATTAAAGTTTATGACAACAGCGCTAATCTTAGAGTTGAATTAGGAGACCTTCCTTAATGGCTTACGGACTGAGAGTAAAAGATGCGAGTGGGAACGTTAAACTTGATACTTCCCATCGAATATCAAGATTACGATACGTTACTTATGTATCTGCCGGAGCGTCGGGTAGTGTTGACTTGGCAGACATAGCCGGACTATCTTCGCTGGAATTCGGCATAGCGGTTAACGGGACGGGAGTTTCTCATACTGTGACGCGGGCCGGAACTACGATATCTTGGTCACCTAATAACGGGACTAGATTTTCTTCAGCCGACACGCTGGTATACGTTTTTTTATATACTTGAGGTAAATATGGGATATGGACTAAGAGTCAGGAACGCAGCCGGAGAAATACAGATAGATAGTCAGTATAGAAACATGGAATATACTGAAGGGGCTACCGGTGTCAGCCTTGCCGGTTCTGCGTCCATTGCAATAGCATCGTCCCCCTTGCCGCCTTTAATTTTAATTAGGCCAAACACAGATTATGCCTGCAGCAATGCTTTTCTCACTTTAAGTTCAGGGAATTATACTAATTTTGGTATGGGCTGCCAGTATAACGCGACAACGACTTTTGATTGGAGGTGCTATCGGCAGACCATTACAAATAGCAGCGGGTACGGGCTGAGAATAAAAGATCCTTCCGGGAACTTAGTATTTCATTCTGCCGCAAGTTATTTCAAGATCAAGTCGATCAACTCTGTTTCGGTATCCGCTCCATCTTTTTCATCTATCTATAACAATAGCCCGCCTTATACCGACGTAACTCATTCTAACGACAGTAATCCTTATTATATCCTTCAGCCAAACGGGTTTTGGATAACTGACGCTCAGGAATTCTGGCAGGGGTTTGCCGTTTGGAAGTTTTTTAATTGCAGGATAGGGATCAAGAAGTTGAGCGCTACGTCCGTAAGGGTTACTTGGTACCCGATTATTTTATACACGATACCCGGCAATCCCTCGGGAGTTAATACGGGATGGAATCCTACTTATAAATTAGTCGTATGCGAGATATGACGAAAAAGTTATTGTGTTTATTCTTTCTATTCTTTATGGCAGGCTGTGCTTCTGTTGGAAATTGTTCTTTCAGTAGTTATTACATTAAGAAAAAGAACCTTATGTTTTATCAACCCAAGGGAGCGGAATTTTACGACTTAAAAGATAAGATCAGCAAGCAGGAATATAGGCGGCTGCCATCTTATTTACAGGATTGTTACGAAAACGAGGAAATAAATGAATGGTGAAATCAAGGTGAGATTAAAAGCAGGGCTTTTGGGAGCGGTTATTACTTTGGTTTTCACTCTTGCCGGTATTGCCTTTGGCTACGGGCAGCTGAATAACAGGGTGGATGCGATGGAATCAAGGGTAAGCTGTATCGAGGATATCAGGGAACGTCTGGTAAGGGTTGAAACGCTGGTAGAGCGGATAGACAAAAAAATTGAGGAGGTGAAGCAATGAAAGTATTGATAGCTTTTATTCTCGGGAATATCGTAGGCGGCTTAGGGATGTTTTTCTATTTGTGGCTGAAAGGCAAGGTGCAGGATGGCGGAAAACGAAAGATTTAGTTTACTTAAATTCGCCGGAAGTTTCTTTCAGTTTTTGCCGTGGGTGAAAACTCTACGTTATGCGGCAGGGATCGCTTTGGTTGGTTTCGTTGGGCTTACGATATATCGTGCGTTTTTCATGCCGACAGAATCGACCAAGCAGGAGACTCATATCATCGCTCAGCCGGGCGCACAGGTGACCATAGATCAGAAGAAAGTGGAGAAGAAATCCGGTGTCGAAGTCAGTCCTTTCGTAGAAGGATATGGATTCGCTGAATCTGATAATCGCAAGGGCGTGGGTGGTAAGGCTGGCGTGCGAGTGGAATTTTAGAAGAAACGCCTTGCCAACTATTAAACGTTATGGCCTACTCACTCCTCGAAAGGAGGGGATTTTTTATGGTTCGTGAAAATATGACGGAGAAAAAGAGCCGGTATATCAGCATCCGTAATGCTGGCGAGGAGACGTATGTCGAGAATATCCCTGTGTCCAGGCGCATGCGCGATCATCTTCCGGCCGCCAAGTTACGCTTGCGGGAGATCCAGCGGGTTATGCCGTTGGGCAAGTGGTCGATCACGATTGAACAGCAATGGAAGGATGCGGGCGTTACGCACTTTCAGATGCTGGATGTCGTGACCGGAAAATTGCAGGAGTCGGTGCTGTAAATTAAAGGAGGATATCGCAATGGCTAAAAAAGCTAAAAAGCAAAAGGTCGCAGAAAATAAAAAGGTTTCAGCTGAAAGTTTAGCATCTCCCAAAGAAGGGATTGTTATGCATGCAGGGGCTTCTCGTAATGAGCTTATGATGACGGTCAAGGAGCGAGGGGTTAAAAACTTCCGGGTTCTAAATAAGCAGGAGTTGAGCGAAGTGTTAAAAAATATTGGGGATCAGAAAGCTGTTGATGTGATTGTGGCTGGAGCTGTTACCAGATGGAAGGCGGGTTGGGGCAAGAAAAAAGTTTAATAAAAGATTATTCACTCTGCTTTATATTACCTGATGTGATATAATATGCTCTGTTGGGCAAGAAACCTCTCACAATAGGGACTTGTTATGGAAGATAGGTGGTATTCGGTAGACGAAATTGCGAACTACCTTGGAATAAAAAAAGATACTGTTTATAAATGGATTATTCGCAGAGGTCTTCCTGCGCATAAGGCTGGGAAATTGTGGAAGTTTACTAAAAATGAAATTGATCGTTGGGTTCGTCAAGGATCCGATAAAATTAACGTGTGACAGGCCTATGAATAAAATAGCATCATTAAAACTCCCACGAACAAGTACCGTTGGAAGAGGAAAAACCTTTTCCTTAGACACGAAGCCCGACTCTAATGTTTGGAAGAATGATTATGTGACATTATTTCACGGCGATTCGTTAGATTATTATGCAAAATGGAAAAGTCCAACAGTTATTGTTTCTGATGGCGGCTACGGAATTTTAGGGTTTGAAGGCGACACATCTGATCACATTGGGCTTCCAGCATGGTATGAACCACATATTAAAGTTTGGGCAGAGCGGGCTTTACCTGAAACAACATTATGGTTTTGGAATTCCGAGATCGGATGGGCTGTCGTTCATCCAATATTAGAAAAATACGGATGGAGATATCAAAATTGCAACATTTGGAATAAAGGTTTATCTCACATCGCTGGGAATGTAAATACAAAAAGAATTAGGCGATTTCCAGTTGTTTCTGAAGTTTGTGTCCAATATGTTTTCGATGTCAGAATTAATGGGATGTTGCTGAAACAGTGGCTGAAGCATGAATGGCAACGAACAGGCTTGCCCCTAAGAAAAGCTAACGAGGCTTGTGGTGTTGCCGATGCGGCTGTTAGAAAATATTTAGATCAGGGGCATTTATGGTACTTTCCTCCCCCTGAGATGTTTGAAAAATTACAAAAATATGCAAATTGCCATGGAGATACAAAAGGTAGGCCTTACTTTTGTATTACGAACGAAGTGCCCGGGACAGTTCAAGAATGGGAAAAGATGCGTTCAAAATTTAATTGTCCACATGGCGTTACAAATATCTGGGATCGACCCCCTGTGAATGGTGGTGAGAGGATCAAAGCTCCCTCGGGTAAGGCGGCGCATTTAAATCAGAAACCTATGGATTTGATGACAAGAATTATAAAGGCCTCAAGTGAAGAAGGTGATGTTGTTTGGGAACCTTTTGGTGGGCTTTTTTCAGCTTCTTATGCGGCGAATAAACTAAAGCGTTACGCTTTTAGTGCAGAGATTGATTCTTCTTATTATCAATATGGTGTTAAGAGATTTACTTAATAATCGCGCTACTGTCTTCATCTTTTATTTTAAATCTATTTTCTAGTTCACGCTTTATCATTAACGAATCTTCCGAAGAAAGAATTCTGCTCCATTCACCAATCGTTTTTCCGTGACAATTAATATTGAGAACTTTTGTTTTGAAATCTTCGATACCTGCATGGACGATTCTGTCCATTTTGGCAAAGTTCGTATCCAAACGATAGGGGAAGCGCGAGATCAATTCTCTTAATTTCATTTGATACTCTGCCGTAGGCTTGTATTTTTTCCCTTCTACACCCCAGTTGGAAACAATTTTCTCCGCTTTATTAAACTGTTCCGGAGTTCCTTGCCACTTGTAGCCATTCGTGTTTGTTTGCTGAAGATTGCGTGTTCGTGAAGATGTATCTTCTGGCTCCAACACCAAATAATCCGGAGGATTGTGGTAATGAGCATCTCGAGCACTAGAGACAGATTTTCCAGATACAACGCAAACATCTAATATTATTGGTTTCCCGAAGATTAGCTGTTCGGGTAGCCAAGCGAGAAGCGCAACGTGCGTTTGATCATTTATAAAATGATTTTGGGAATCTTTAAATCGCGCGGTTATCTCAGTGGCTAATGGGAACCACGCTTTTATTTCAAATCCCGGAGTGGGGGTAATTGAGCCTTGAAAAATTGCATCTGGGAATCCCGGATCCTGCCTTAGCCATTTCCCATAGGGGGCAAATTCTTTTTGGTCATTAAGATATTCAACCGTGTTGAATTCGATTAAATTCCCAAGGATAGGAGATAATTTTGATACGACCTTGCTAAGGTTTACTGCGGCATCTGGAGAAATAGGCTTTGAAACACTCAAAACATCAAATGCATGTCCTTGCATTGATGTTAGGTGCTTTGTCGCAATTTTTATTACATCTTGTGTCTTCAT